AAAATCATTCTTTTACAAGTGGTAAATTTTTTACAACTTCTGCTTTGGATGCTGTTCAGTTTAAAATGACTTCAGGAGATTTAGATACAGGTAAAATTTCATTATATGGAATTTCAAGTTAGGAGAAATAATGTCAAGATTTCATAACATAAACGGAAACAAAGTTCAGTTCACAGCAGCAGAAGAAACTGCTAGAGATGCAGAAGAGACACAAGCGGTTATTAATAAACAAGCTAGAATAGATGCTAGAGCAGCAGCGACAGCAAAAAAAGCATCAGGAAAACAAAAGTTAAAAGATTTAGGTTTAGACGATGAGGAGATTAAAGCATTAACAGGTAAATAATGGCACACAGTGATATAATAACTAGAAGTATTTCGGATTCAGCAGTAACAACAGCAAAAATTGCTGATGATGCAGTTACAGCTGATAAGTTAGCTGCTAGCGCATTATCTTATCCAACAATTGATTCATTAACTCCAAGTGTTATAGAAAATACATCAACCGCTGTAGTGATTGCAGGAACAGGTTTTGTTTCTGTACCAACCGTTGATGCAATTAATACAAGTGGAGCTATTGTAACAGCGGATTCAGTTACCTTTACAAGTTCAACTTCAATTACAGCAACCTTTACTTTATCCGTTGATGGAACTTATTTTGTAAGAGTTGAAAATAATGATGGATTGGCAGTTAGAACATCCACAGCAGATTTAACCGTGAGCGATGCTCCGACATGGACTACAGGATCAGGATCTTTAGGAACTTTTGATGGTAATTCAGCCATTGCTACACAAACTTTATACGCAACCAATGCAACTTCTTTTGCAATAACATCAGGAGCGATTGCAACACCTCTAACATTTACAACTGGAGTTGGAAGTTGTACTATAACAGGAACACAGACTGAGCATAGTTCAGCTGCAACCGATTCGTTTACTGTTACGGCAACCGATGCGGAAGACCAAACGGCAGCTAGAGCTTTTTCAATGACTTGGTCATTCGGAGCAACTGGAGGAATGCAATTTAACTAGGATTTTATTATGGCAACAACATATATTTATAGA